GCTGCTGCTGTATCACCTTGCCAAATATTAAACTCAGTATTTTGAGCAACTTCTGCTGCAACGTGTGCAATCATAAAGTCAGAAAATTTTGGAGGTAAAGTTTGACCTAAACCGAATCCCATTGATTGGCTCTCCCAATCGTTAACGAAGTCATATTTACACAATTGAAGGTTAACCATTAGCTCAACCGGCTGAATTATTCTTTCAGTTAAAGTTACAGAACTGTTTGGTGTAAAGTCACAAGCCGCTGCCTGAACTAAAGCACCTGTAGCTAATTTCTTAATTACTTCTTTGAAAGCGATGTTTGCTTTTACTGTTAATCCACCGTCATCAATAGTCGATGCAGATAATAAAGCCGCTGCAATATACTCTCCTGCAAATTCTCCTGCATAAGTTGTAGTAATATTGGTAGCTGTTGCTAATTTTACATTTTTTAAATTACTCATTTTTATTTTTATTTTACTGTTTATATTATTTGTTAGTTAATCTGTGTAATATTCTATCCATTGTAGTTGCACCCATTTTATTGTGTACAAATTCAACTTTTTTCTTTTGAACAGATTCAGATTCAGGGTTTGCTTTAATTGAAGAAACCGCAGGCTCTAAAACTTCAGAAAATTCTTCTTTTACGGTTCTAGATTTTAAAACGTTTACCTCTTCACCAACTTTAGGTTCTTCCGGTACTTCTTCCATTTTAGATTCTTTATCACCTTTTAAATCAGCAATTGCATCTTCAAGATTTTGGATTCTTTTTTCCATACCTTTCCAATCTGCAACGTCTGCTTCTTCTTCCAATTCCTTTTCGTCTTCTTTCTTTTCTTCTTCCGGATGGTCTCCTTCGTATTCGTCGTCTTTTAGGTCTTCGGTAATTTCTTCGCCTTCTTTAGGTGTTACGTCATCCGCAACGTCTCTAATGTCTGCAATAATACCTTCTTCAGATACAACTAATAAACGGCCATCTTCAAGTAAATACTCGCCGACAGGCATAGCTACTTGTTGGTCGTCTGTAACGATAAATAATTCGCTGTCCTTTTCAAAAGAATCTGCACTAACTATAGTACCATTTTCTAACTTCATTTCTTCAAGTTTAACCTGAATATTTAAAAGTTCTTTAATTTGATTTAGTTTACTTTTCATAATTATTAATATAACGGTTTTTAATTTAGATTTTGTATTTTCAGTCTGTTCTAGATATAACTCCAATCCCTTGCGCTTGAATTGAGCCATCACAACATTTTCTAGAGTAGGTGTTTGTGTCCCAACAAAGACAAGCCCTACCGCTATTAGTAGGTGATGTTCTACTTGGTATAAAACCCGGCTTTCTTCTTTCTTGCGCCATTAATTTTTTTTATTTAAAATGTCTTTTATTTTGTCAATCATTAAATCTTCAGATAATTCTAGGTCCTCTTTTACTTTTGATTTCTGTTCCATTTTATCAACGAAATATCCTTCAATACTAAAAGCCTTTACCTTACCTGTTTTTACATAATCGTTCCAAACTTCTTCGTTATTAACCTTAACGGCCCCCATCCAAGTGCCTACAGGAACGTCAATTCCGTAAACCCTAGATTTATCCATTTTTTCATCTGCCACCAACCAAGTTTCAACCAAGGTTAGGCCCTCTAAATCTTTTTCGCCGTGTTCTATATTTGAATTAGATTGATTGCCATTTTGCAAATACATTTGTGAAGCCTTTGCAATAGTTTCTTTACTGAAAAAAATATAATATTCTTCTCCGTCAGGGCCATTTCTATAAATTGGTTTATTTGGGATTAATAATGCACCCATTAATAACCTTTTTTCTTTATCAACTTCAGCAAGTTGTATTGATTCCTGCTTTTTCAAAGCAACAAAATTGGATTCAATGGCCGGATTTTCTACAATTGAAATACAATCGATTCCTGCATCTTCTTTTTCTTCGTCTAAAACTAACTCTATTATTTGCATACTATTATAACGTATTTAAAACTTATTTTTGTATTTGTTACCCAATTGTTGCTCCCTGTATAATGTTTCTTTCTAGACTTTGGGCCGTTGTAACGTCACCTGAAACAACAAAAGCCTGAACAGGTTGCTGTGTTTGGCCCCCTATTGCATCCGCTAATTGATTTGTATCACTTGCCCCAACTACATTAAAAGCAGGCGGCTGTGGAGGTACAGGTTCTGCTGTAGCCATCGCGGCACCGGCACCCGGATTGGTAGCGTTTCCACCTCCTGAAGATGGGTTTGTTGCTAAAATGCTTTTCACAGATTTAAAACCAATGGCAGCTGTTGTTGCTATATTAACCAACTTCATTGCAAAACCCCAAGGTGTAGCGGTTTTTGTAGCCAATTCCGCGGTTATACCCTGATACGTGTTTATTAATGCAGAAGCAGCCGCTGCTGCCTTACCTGCTTTTGAATTTTCACCTAAAGCAGCCGAAATTCCGCCTAAAGTTTTCTTAGCCATATTTAATTTAGCATCATCCGCTGCAGCCTCTGCTTCTGCTATTTGGTTTATATAATTTTCTTCAATTTTAGCCAATTGCTCTTTTGAAGCCCCTAGGCTTTTTGCCTTATCTAGAGCAGCCTGTTTTTCATCTTCTAAAGAAATTTCTTTTTCCTCTGTTTCTTTTTCTAGAAAAGCAGCTAGTTTTTCGTCTTCAATTACTTTAGCTTCGTCTTCAATTACCTTTTTCTTTTCCTTAAAAGAGGCTTCAATATCTAAAAGCATTTGTTGTTTTAGTGTTTCGTGAACTTTTAGGTCTTCTAGTTCCTTAATTCTGTCCTCTCTTTCTGCCTCAATATCAGCAAATTTATTTTCTTTGTCTTTTATTCTTAAACTATCTTTAAAATCTTGAATTGCTAATGCTTTTTCATCTGCCTCATCATCTATTTCTTTTATTCTTGCAGCCTCTTCTCTTCTAACTGAAACCAATTGACTAGAAAGTTGTTTAGCTTTTACAAGCCTTTGAGTCTCTAAGTTAATTAATTGTGCCTTTAATTCAATTTCTGCTTTAACCGCTTCTTTATTACTTAAACCTTGTTTGTTTAAATCTTGTTGAGTTTTAAGTTTTAACTTTGCAAGTTTTATTTCTTTTGCATTAATCTCATCTTCAACTTTTCCCGCTTCTTCTAAAAATTTAATCCTTTGTTGAGCCGAATAAATGTCTTTTTTTGCTGCTTTATCTAAAAGTGCCTGCCTGTCTCTGTTTGCTTTGGCTCTGTCTAGAATTAATTCATTTTCAATTTTACCTGCCTTTTTCTTTTGGTCTGCAATTTCAGCTGCAACCTTTGCTTCCTTTGTGATTTCATCTATTAATTCCTTTGTGTTTTTTACAATAGACATCGTAATTGCATTAACAGGATTTAAAGCCTTATTTAATCCGGTAATACTTTTTCCCGCATCTTCTAAAGCACCTGAAAAATCACCACTAAAAAGTTTTGATAATGCAGAACCCATAAACCCAAGACTTTTGACAACTTCGTCAACCTTGTCCATTACAAATTCTTTTATGCTTTTTCCAAAACCTTTTAAAGTTTCAATAGGTTCTGTAAATAATTTAATTAAACCACTTCCTAGAGCAGCTAGTCTGTCTGTAAAAACTCCAACAACTGCGCCGACAACTTCCATAACCTTTGCCCATTTTTTCTGTCCTTCTTCAGAACTTGTAAAAGCAGCATACAAAGAAGCCATAATAACAACTAAAGCACCTAGCCCGGTAGAAATTATTGCAAGTTTCATTGTTTTAAAACCTTTGGTTGCATTTTTTAAACCCTTAACCATTCCGCCAAATCCTGAAATAAGACCCCCGGTTTGAGAATCTAATTTTCCAACAATACCTGAATAATCTACACTAGCTTTTTTAGTATTTACTAAATCTTTTGTCGCTTTTTTTTGTGAAGCAGAAAGTAATTTAGCACCTTTTTTTTCTAGTGTTATTTTTTGCTTTAATTGCTTAATATAATCTTTAGTATCTTTAATACGGTTTAATTGTTTAGGGCCTAATTTTGATAAAGCCCTTTCCGCATCCAATAATTGCCCCTCCATTATCAGCAATTCATCATTTTGTTCTTCTACAGCCTTTGTAAGTTTGTCAACATTTTTGACTGCATCCGCCGTGGAAACTTTTACCGTGTAATCTTTTTCTATTGCCATTTTATATTGTTTTTAATCTTTTTAAAAGCGTCTTTTACATTTGTCGGTAATCCGTATTTTCCCTGAGCAATTTTAATATTCTCAGTTTCTCCGTTTGCAATCTTTAGTAAATCTAATATATTTTTTATCATACCTTGTTTAATAATTCCATTTCACTTTTCCCACTTTGTAAGTTTGTAGTGACTGAGTTAATAATATATTTTT